GAAATACTATATCAGGGTGCTAATCTTGAATATGCTACAGCAACAGCAGAAGTCAAGAACTGGAATCCTGGAACAAAAGCATTGCAGATCATCAATGTGGCAGGTAATCTTCGTGCTTCAGTCAACGTCATTGGTGTAAGTTCAAATACAAGATATAATGTCATATCGTTTGATGATATGTCTGATCTGATTGACTATGACGATTCAGATAATCGCGTCATACAAAACGAAGCCAATACATTCATTGATCTATCAGAAATCAATCCGTTTGGGATGCCGTAAAAATGTTATCTAATGCCTACTTTTACCACCAATTAACTCGTAAATATGTTATACTTTTTGGTAATATGTTCAACAACATTACTGTGAAGCGAGTCAACAAGACTTCAGAAGTTGAAATTGAACGTTTCAAGGTGCCTGTTGTCTATGCACCAAAAGAAAAGTATTACTCAAGACTAAGAGCAGATCCAGACTTGGAAAGACCAGTACAGGTTGTTCTACCGAGAATGTCATTTGAGTTGACTGGATTTTCATACGATGCTTCTAGAAAACAAAACTCACTATTAAAGAATCCTGTTGCAAACACATCTTCTCGTGGTGCGTCTCAGTACATGGGTGTACCTTACGACTTGAACTTTGATCTACAGATATATGCAAGAAATGTTGATGATGGCACACACATTGTAGAACAGATCCTACCATATTTTAATCCTGACTACACAGTGACAATCGATTCTGTACCTACAATGGGATTCTTGAAAGACATTCCTATCATATTAAATTCTGTATCAAACGTAATTGAACATGAAGGTAACTTTGATGCTGTGAGATATGTGTCTTGGACTCTTTCTTTCACGATGAAAGCATACTATTACGGTCCAGTTTCTACAGGTAAGATCATTCGTCGTGTGTTTGCCAATATTTACAATGATGAATCCCTCAAAGCTGGTAATATCATCAAAATCAATACAACAGAACCATTGGCAAATGGCACATTCAAACCTGATGATATCGTGTATCAGGGTGCCACATATCAAACTGCTACAGCATATGGATATGTATTGAGTTGGCATGGTGAAACAAACAGACTTGTCATTGGTGGTTCTCAGGGACAGTTTAAGGTAAACAATACTATCAGAGCAGCATCAACAAATGCTGTTTGCAACATATCAAGTTTTGATGCAACACCTATCAAGCTTGCTCAGATACAGATTGATCCTAATCCAATCGATGCTGAACCAGATGAAGACTTTGGATTTACTACAACAATAACAGAATGGCCCGAAACTGAATGAGTGAAAAATCAAATGATATAATCTCAAGTTCTCTTGGTATTGACAATCAAGTTGAAATCATAGAGCCTAAGAGAGAAGTGATAATCAATACACCGCACGAGCAAGATGACGCTGATGCTGACTACAATCTATCAAGACGCACATTTCGATCTCTTATAGAGAAAGGTAATGCTGCAATGGAAAACTTGACTGATTTGGCCAAAGAATCTGAATCTCCTAGAGCATATGAGGTATTAGCGACGACCATGAAGACTATCGCAGATATCACTAAAGATTTGTATGATTTGCAGAAGAAAAACAAAGATTTACATGGTACAAAGAAAGATGAAAAGCCAAATGTTACAGTAGAAAAAGCAGTGTTTGTAGGAACTACTGCCGATCTACTTAAACAGATGAAAGAAAAGAAGAATGAAAACACTTAAAAACTTTTTGAAAGAAGCATACGGTAAAGGTTATGTTTCACCTACAACCAAGATCGAAAAAGCACTTGGTAGAAAATTGATCGATAGTGATGAGTTCCGTAAGAAGATGAAAGAACTCAGTGATCGTTACGAAGAAATCAAAAAGAACGATAGAAAAGACTGATAGATGTTTAATAATGGTTATAAAGGTAATCCTAACTTACCAAAAGAAGATTACCAACATGCTTTCACCCAGACTGAGCGTGATGAGTTTGCCAAATGCATGGAAGATCCTGTTTACTTTGCCACAACATACATGAAGATCATTAACGTCGATCACGGTCTCATGCCGTTTCGTATGTGGGACTTTCAGCAGGACATGCTGCGAACTTTTCATGAGAACCGCTTCTCTATCTGTAAACTACCAAGACAGGTAGGTAAGACTACAACATCTGTTGCATTTTTGCTACACTACATACTGTTCAATGAAAATGTCAAGATAGCTATTCTTGCAAACAAGTCTTCAACTGCTCGTGAAATCATGGGTAGACTTCAGCTTGCTTTTGAGTATCTACCTAGATTTCTTCAGCAAGGCGTTCTTTTGTGGAACAAAGGTTCCATCAAATTGGCAAACGGTTCAATAGCTGTCGCTGATTCCACATCAGGTAGCTCTGTCCGTGGTCAGTCTTTCAATGTTATCTTCTTGGACGAGTTTGCCTTCGTGCCGAATAACATCGCAGAGGCATTCTTCATGTCCACATACCCTACCATTTCATCTGGTAATAGCACAAAAGTTATTATCGTTTCGACACCAAATGGTTTGAACTTGTTCTATCGTATGTGGGTAGAAGCAACTGAAAAGCGTTCAGATTATATACCTATTGAAATTCACTGGAGTATGGTGCCAGGAAGAGATGAAGAGTGGAAAGAACTAACAATTCGTAACACATCTCCTGACCAGTTTAGACAAGAATTTGAGTGTGAATTCATTGGTTCTACAAATACACTTATTCATCCGTCGAAGCTGAGAGCATTGGCTTTCAAAAATCCTATTCGTAAAGAAGGTTTTCTCGACATCTATGAAGAGCCAATAAAAGATCATACATATACCATGACTGTGGATGTCGCAGAAGGATTGAACCTTGACTACTCAACTTTTTCAATCATAGACGTTACTGAAATACCTTATCGACAAGTTGCCAAGTACCGAAACAACAAGATATCGCCTATGTTGTATCCTTCTATCATAGCAAATCATGCCAGATATTATAATGAAGCATTTGTTTTGGTAGAAATCAATACAATTGGCCTGCAAGTTTCTGAAATACTTCATCATGAAATTGCTTATGAAAATCTCATCAAGATTGAAGTCAAAGGTAAACAAGGCCAGCAGCAAACACCGGGTTTTAAAAAGAAGATTGCATATGGTATCAGAACATCACAACAGACAAAGAATATCGGTTGTGCTAATCTGAAGACATTAGTTGAGAGCGATAAGCTCATCATTCAAGATGCTGAGACGATCATGGAATTGACTACTTTCTCAGCAGATAAGAAGACGTTCAAGGCAGAAGAGGGTAATAACGACGATCTTGCGATGACTTTGGTGCATTTTGGCTGGTTGACTGCTCAAAGATACTTCAAGGAAAACATCAAGAACGATATCCGTAGAACTCTGCAAGAAGAGCAATTACAGTTGATGGATTCAGACTTGACTCCTTTGCCGATCATAGATGATGGACTTGATAGATATACTCCTAAAATGGAAGTGGACGAAAGAGGTACAGTATGGTTTGAAGACATCGATAAAAGATATCCTTGGAACGATTTGAACTGGTCAGACAGACTATAAATCTTCATTTTTCTAAATAATAACAAGAATAATAATCCACTTTTAAAGGAGAGATAATATGGCATTTCAACTGTCACCAGGTGTAAATGTATCTGAGTTCGACCTTACTACTATTGTGCCTTCAGTGGGCACCACACAAGGTGCTATTGCGGCGCAGTTTTCATGGGGTCCTTCAAATACAATTATGACAATTTCAGACGAAAACGAGCTAGTAGACACCTATGGTAAGCCAACAGGTGATGCTAACGTGATATCAAGTTGGTTTACTGCGGCTAACTTCTTGGCATACGGTCGTGACCTTAAGGTCGTTCGTGCTTCCAATACATCAACAGACAAGAACGCAACAAGCGGTTCAGGAGCAGGCGTTCTCATTGCAAATCAAGAAGACTATAATAACAATTGGAATTATCCTTTCGTAGGTGATGCAGCTAACAATGGTGTTATTGCTGCACGTTATGCTGGCGATCTAGGAAATGGTCTTAGAATTGAAGTATTTGCAAACGGCACAAACTCAAATGCATGGACTGCATGGAGCAGCAGCACAATAAATTATGCAAATCAATTTGACGGTATACCACTAACAACAGGATATGCAAATACTCGTGGTGGACTACGTGACGAAATGCATATTCTTGTCATTGACGAAAAAGGTAAGTTTGCTGCACCAAATACAATTCTTGAAAAGTACTCATATGTTTCAAAAGCCGTTGATGCTAAAAATGATGATGGTTCATCTAACTATTATGTAAATGTGATAAATGACAGATCAAAGTACATTTACATTATCAATCATCCAACAAATTCTACAAATTGGGGTAATGTAGCAAGTAATAATACATTTACATCAAAT